CGAATACCATATCATCTTTATAGAATTCTGCCATCTTAATAAATGGTATTGGGAATGATGGATTAGGAATAGTTATTTCCTTACCATTGCGTGATCTAAATTCTACTACGCCGTCTTTGACGATTGCATTGAATCGCATTCCGTCGAGCTTGAGCTGACAAAGCGCGGGGAGTGCGATTTTGTCGACAAGCTTTTGGTCGTATCCAGAAGCCAACATAACTGGGTATGTCGAAATAATACCGGGCCAAATTTTATTTGCTGTGGCTTCGGAGACTCCGCAACGGAGGTCTTTTGCAATAACACGCTCAATGATTTTGGCATTTTCTTTACTCAAGTTAGATAGAACATTACGTAGATGTGAAATAGCATTGTTGCCTGTTACTGTTCGACTAGACAATAGTGATAAATCATCTAATGCCTGTTCCAAAGTTTTGCTCTCTGAAACAAAATCGTAACTTGGAATTTTTCTAATGTAGAATTGAATGAACGGGTCAAGTGCAAGATAGAAAACTTGTTTAAGTGTTTTGTTATCTTTGTTTTTAACAAGAATTGCTTCTTTAGCTAAACGGGAATTATCATTTGCTAATTGTTCAAATATATTATAGATCATACTCATTTTTTCTCCTTAACAATACTATTATAACACCATATTAAAAAGGTGTCAAGCATTATATGGGATAAATGGATTAAATTGTGGATTAATTGAAAAAGAAACCTTATATTTTGGTTCATTCGCAATTACCGTCTTTTTAATCTCTTCGATTTTCTCTAAACTAGCATAAACACCTATAATACCTTTTCGTTTTACACGATTAATATTATCCAAATACTTAGCTTCGAGAATAAATTGGTTAAACATATTAAGCAGTTTCTTTAGCCATTGTAGTGGTATTAGTAATAGCTTGATACATTGATTCAAACTCTTCGTGTTCCTCTAGCTCAAGACTAAAGTTTTGCTTGTGATAAACTCGTGCCATACGACGGAATGTCTTTTTAGACAATAGTTGTTTCTCACAAATTTCGTTGATAGCTTCTCGAATGAATTCACGTTCGCCTTCGATGCGTGTCATCGATGAACTAACTTCTTTCATGCAATCTAAAATTGCTTTACGATCTACTGGGCTGGATGGGATTGTCATAATTAAGGTTTCCTTTCAATATCATCTTCAATACAATTATCGCCATACTGGATTTCGATAATCTTCAATGGGACTTCAGCTTCATTGCAAAGCTGATGCCACTCTGTTTTGCCAATATGTAGACTTTCAAATTTCTCATAAGTCCCTTTTAGCTCAACATCTGTGCTTCGATTTAAACTATAAACCGTAGCTGTTCCTTCTGCAACGAACCAATGTTCTCCACGATCTTTATGTCGTTGCATGCTTAAACATTTACCAGGATCAACAGTAAGTTCTTTTAACTTTACTTCCTTGTCTTGTTCGTGTAGTACTCGGTAATATCCCCAAACTCGATCTGTTTTTGGGGCTTTCCATTCTTGAAGAATCCAAGAACTAGAGTTCATTTTGTTTTCGCCACCTACACCGAATAAAAATTCTAGGTTATCATCTATAATATCCATTTCCGGGATATTCTCTTTTGTACGGTCTCCACCATTAGCAAAAATAATTTTTTCGTTAGGATATATCTCTCTAACTTTACGTATAGCATCCTTAGCAGAGTTATCATTGTCATCGAAGTTGATAACTCTGCCTATATCTTGTAAGGAAGCAACAATAGTTGCACGCTCTTCCCAGGGCATAAACGGCGAACCTTTTTTACGAGTCAACCATGCATCAGAATTTACACCCACAACTAACAAATCGCCTAATTTTTTAGCTGATTTAAAATATTCGATATGACCAGAATGAATTGGATCGAAACCACCTGTTACTAAAACTATTGTTCTCATTAGCGCCTCATACTTGAAATAGATTTTGCCTCATCATCACTAAAGATAGGCACAGCATTGGATTTGTGCATAGTACCAATACCGATAATGTTAGTGCCAGTATACTGAGGAATACCCTTAGTACAAACTGCACCACTATGACCGGTGTCTAAACTCTTAATGTGATTGCTTGTTTGCCTGCCCGCAGGAGCAGATAAAGTATATGATAAAGACTCGAATGTCTTTTCTACTTTTTTCTTTTGAATTGCTTGCCCGTGTTGAGCAAGTACTTGTTGCCAGCTGCCATCAAGGTCACGAGCACGCTTTGCTTCTTCAGCAGAACGATACTTGTGTTTGCCTTTTTTCTTACCGTTTGTAGATAACCAGGGTCCAACAATATGCATTGTCATAAAAACTCCATTACGAATAATTAATTATAACATCTTTTGACGATGTTGTCAAGTCTTATCAAAAGCCCTAAATTTATGTTCAAGAAACATTCTACTATCGTGATTAGGATCGTCGGGAATCGTTCCTTGATCTGACCATTGTTCTTTTGGCACAGAAACTGGTTTTTCTTTGAACCAGGTCAGGATGCGTTCAAAGAATCCGTCTTTTTTGCCTTCGGTTCTCCCAATGGCGGAATGATTGGCTTATTAGGCAATAGACCAGGAAAAGCTTCTCTTACCAAATCTTCTTTCAATGATTTGTATTTAGTTTGTAGTTTTCTATCTTTAGCTAGACACACTGCTTCAGCTTCTGTCCAATGAATGCCTTCAAGCAATTGAATAAACAACTGCTCTTTTCTAGCGCGAGTCAAATTAACATCATTTTGTAACCAAATATAAAAACGTCTAAATTCTACATAAAGATTTGACTCAGAATAACCTGCAGGTATAGATGTATCCTTTTTGTAAGGAGGCTCACCTTCAGGTAAACTCATTTTAACATTTGGATCAAAATTAATTTGCAACATCCCTTTTAGAATAGGATGGTCATATGCTCTTAATGTTTTAATCTTGGCTTCTTTGGAGCCAGCCTTTTCAACTTCATCAAAAATCTGTGGGATAGATGTTTTCACTTTAAAATTCCTCTATAACTTCTAGCATGTTCTTCATTTTATGTTCAACAAAGAAAGTTAATAATTTACTTTTATCTTTTGTCGGCTTATCGGTATAAGTATTTATAATAGATTCTTTAATTGAAGTTGGGATGCAATCAAAACTAACTAGTTTGCGATTACGCTCATAATTTGTTTTGAACTCAGCATCCTGTGGCATAGCATCAAAATCTTTATACCATATATCCAATTTATCTTGTCTAATAGCTTTTTGTCTTGTACCGGTTACAATACTATCATCTGCAGAAAGAACATTGGGGATACCATCACCCTTGTCACCTCGAATAATATGTTCAAACAAATATTTTTCTGGGCTAATATCTGATTTTACATATTTCTTTTGAATAGGTGAAAATTGTTTAACATTCTCATATTTTTGCAATTGAATAAAGTCATGATCGCCTGATAATACTAAGAATGGTTTTGGTTCTGAAAACAATACATTACTAGTATCATTTGTCTGAGACCATTCTGCCAATACTGCAATCACGTCATCTGCTTCTGCGCCATCGACATTAATTACTTTATATGGGAAGAATACATCAATCTCACTCCTAATAAGATTCAATGCTTCAAAAATTTGTTTCCAATCTAAGCCAGATGCTTCACGAGCTTTTTTCCTACCGGCCTTATAGAACTTAAATGCTTCTCTGCGCCAATAATTTTGATTGTCGCAAGCAATCACAATCTCGCCAAATTCTTTACCGAATTTTTGTTTATAGCTTCTAATAGAATTTAGAATCATATGACGCAGAAGTGGTACTTGCACTTCGATGTCATTGCGGCTGCCAATCTCCATCATAAGATTAGAAATGGCTGTTTGATTAAAGTCAACTACGATCATGATATATTTTCTTAAGTTAGTTTTACTGTTACACTATTTGTTGGCGGCGTTACTTCAGTACTGACAGATGCAATGACATTACCGTAAATATCATAATATGCTGCACCCGATTCATTTTGTTGTTGAATCGCTGCCGCATAAACTGACAATGTTTGTTTAACATTTGATTTTAATGTCAGATCAAATACTTGATTACCGCAACCTGATAACAAATTATAAACAATCTGTGTAATTTGAGAAGTTACTGCACTTCTAATTGCTGCCTTGTTTACTATTGTATTGAAGTTTAAATTAAATCCGTCGATTGTTGTTTTAAATGTTGCCAAAGCAGTAACTACATCAGCAATACCCAATCCACTTGTTAATTTTGCGGTAATAGCATCAATTAAGTCTTTGGTTTTTAATGATTCTGTTAATGCTTTAAGGTCAATATCAGGAACGTCACCGTTAGGTGTACATCCACTGCCCAATAAATCTTGTAAAGAACAACCACCGGCATTAGCTGACCCTGAAGCTGGTCCTACTCCCGACAATCTATCAGTATTTGTTTTAAAATCTTGTAATGCCGTTTTATTAGCAACAAGAGCCGCTTTTTGAGCAGTTAGTGTTGCATCGCCTGGACTTGAAACAAGACCATCATCAACAGTCGCTATCCTAGCATCAATGCCTGCAATAGCAGCGGTGATAGATGTACCAACTGGATTTTGGTATAGTTGCCCGCCAATTTTTTCCATGACATCTGAAAAATCACTAGCAGCCGCCTGCGCCGCATTTATAGTTGCGGTTACTTGATCAATTAGTTGTTTAATTTCCAATAACCCAGTTGGTATCAAACCACCTTGAGCGGCCTGTGCTTTGCCTTGGCTCAACTGAGAATAAAGTTGTTGTAATGGATTGCCGCCTATCTGAGATAAAATAATCTTGATAAGCGAGCAATATGTTAATTTTAACACTGACATATAGTTACCTCATAATTCGTAAAATGATTGTATCTATATTTATCCTACCATTAACCGCTTGTTCTTTAGCCTTAATATCATTGATGTATGTTCGCAACTTAACTTTGCCTGCACCCATTAGATCTTTAATTTGTTCTGCAGGTTTACGTAGTGTCTTTTGCTTAGATTTATCTGGTGACCAATTTTGCAAAGCCGACCCCTTAACAGTCATACCTTTTGTAGACTCAGACGTATAAACTGCTAGCTTACGAGTTTTAGTATTAAATAACCAGACTTGTTCTGCACCTACAAGATCAATTGCTTTTGCAGATGTCAACCCAAGTTCTTCATCTTTAACTTTATACTTAAGAGATTTAATCTGTGTGACTGCAGGCTTTTCTCTTACTGCTCGAGGTTTGCGATTTGCTTTCTTAAATTGTGAGTATTTCTCGCAATCAGCAATAAATGCCTCAAATAGCTTAACTAAGTTCTTTAGTTTGCGTTTATTGATATTAGAATAACCCTCAATCGTTTGAGAATCTTTAGTATCAACGACTGCATTATATTGATCTAATTTTTTCTGTGCCCATTCTTTAATGTCTGAAACATATGGTCCAGGAATTTGATTAGATTTTAAATTATTGTATAAATTAATCTCAACATCATTCTTAATGAAGTCATCAATCAATCCTTCGACTTCGCCAATATACTCAGAAGTCTTTTCCTTCATTACATCTTGAATAGAAGGTTTTTTAACTGTGCCAATAGGCGTTACAACCTTAGCAACAGACTTTTTATTGTAGAATCTGTTTTTGCCTAACCGAATCAATTCATCAAGTGCATTATTAAAACCTTGCATATGAGTAGGTGATAATT